TAATATCTATCATCGTGTGTGTGTGAAGCTGCTGCAAATGCACTTGCGTGCTGTCCGTCTAATAAGTCGGCGTCTAGTCCTGAACCAGAACCGTCACTTTGGTCAGTCCAAACTTTAGCCCAGCTTAACCAGCTACCACCACTACTGTCTGTTTTTGTTCTTACATATAAGTTATTATTACTACCATAGTAATTTGCAAATTGTAACCCTCGAGTAGTTCCATTTGATGGTAAATTTACATAATGAAAATAATTTCCAGGTTTTGTTCCTCGTGTTGTTTCAGTACCGATTGATGTTGCCCACAATCTATCTAAGTAATCACTATCGATATTTAATGAACCGTTCCAAGCACCAACACCTTGTGCTGATTCTAGGTAACTTGAAGTAATCAAACTACCTGTCATCGTGTCGCCTGATTTAGAAACTTTTGTTCCTATGTTCGTTGACACTGTCGTTGCAAAGTTAGGGTCATCGCCTAACGCTGCTGCAAGTTCATTGAGTGTGTCTAGTGTTGCAGGTGAACTATCTACAAGATTTGAAACTGCCGTTGAGATGTTTGTGTCCGTTTGTGATTTAGTATAGTAAAGTGTATTGTGATTGTGTGAATCGTAAGCAGACTTAAATGCTGCAATATCCACACCGTCTACTGTTCCTGATACTGCAATGTTTCCTGAGACATCTAGCTTTTGAGATGGACTGTCTGTGCCAATACCAACACCTGTTGCGTTAGCGTGGAAAGCAACACCTGTATCTCTACCTCTTATTTGGAAACTTTCTGTACCGTCTCCTGCGACATCATTATAAAGAATCCATCGCCAGTCCGTATTAACTCTGTCAGCCATTTTCCAAGAAGTTCTTGTGCTACCTGTTGTTGCTGTATTATTAAATCTAAATGTTTGTTCTCCATCACCTTGAATAATAAAGTTAGGAGTTGCACCACCTGCTTTATCAATTACAAGAGGTGCAGACGGATTTGTTGTGCCAATACCAACATTACCGTCACCAGCAACACGAAGTCTTTCTAAACCTCCTGTATAGAAGGTAAATGCTGTTTCATCAGCTCCTAGTCTTACAGTGTTATCTGTAACTGTTGAGTTTCTAAAAACAATTGTTGATTTTGTGTTAGCACTACTGTCTACAACTAAACCTCTATCTGAACCTGTAGATTGGTCAATATAAACTCTACCACCAGAAACTTCTAGTTTTTCAGTAGGGGTTTCTGTTCCAATACCAACTTTATTGTCGGCATCAATAACCATTTGTGTTCCGTCTTTGGTTCTAAACTGTAAACCATCGTTACCAAAACCACCTATACCACCAACGGTACCGTTGTTATTTTCAAATAGTACAACACTAGAACTAGCAGTATCACCTTCTCTATCTAATATAAGAGAAGCAAATGAAGCACTTTCAATGCGTAAGTTACCTGTCATCGTGTCGCCAGCTAAATCGACTTTAGCGTCTAAGTTTGTTTGTAAGTTTGTAACATTTGCAATCGTGTGCGTGTGTACAGTTGGAGCAAATCGAGTATCGGTGTTGTTGATAATCGATACCGTCATTGTTGTACCACTACCACTGACATAGACAATCCAATCGCCTGTTTCAAGTGTGACAGGAATTGTTGAATCACCTTCATCACCTGGCGCTTGCACTGCTAGAGTGACAAGTGGAGAACCATCATTATTGATAACACCTGTACCATTTACAATTAAGTAATCGCCTGGCGCTGTAAGACCTGCTGAGGCTAAGTCATCTCCGTTTTTACCACCAATACCTGATAGGTCGATGGTGCCTTCAAAGTTAAGTCCACCTCCAATACCAGCAAGTTTGTTTGTGACAAATGCTGTTGTTGCAATTTGTGTTGTGTTAGTTGAGCTTGAGGCTGTTGGCGCTGTTGGTGTTCCAGTTAAAGCTGGGCTTGCCAATGGTGCTTTTGCATTTAGGCTGGTTTGTAAGTTTGTGACATCACTAATTGCGTGAGTATGAGAAAAGTCTGTGATATCTGATTTTGTATGTGTGTGTGAACTTGCTGCTTTTCCATTGAGTTGTGTTTGTATCGAGCTTGTTACGCCATCGATATAATTTATCTCTGTGGTCGTCGCTGTGACACCATCAAGTTTATTAAGTTCAGCAGCTGTTGCAGTAATCCCTAAACTTGTTAAAGTTGTAGAATCTGCGGGCGTTGCCCAAGTACCATCACCGCGTAAGAATTGTGTTGTGCTTGCGTTGGTGTCAATTGCTGCGACAGTACCGGCATCCGTAACCTCTGATAAAGTATGTGTGTGAGAAAAGTCTGTGATATCTGATTTTGTATGAGTGTGTGATGTTGGTGTAAAACTAGTCGGAATATCTTCTAGGTCATTATAGCTAGGCTTTATTTGTTCCCAGGTTCCGGCTATTTTTGTATAATTTTTTCCTTTTTTAGCCATCTAAATGACCTCCTTGATTAAGCTACATACTCTATCCAAACATCTCCGTTTTTACCATCGCTTCCGCCTGGTGCTGCAGTAGAAACAAATATTTCGTTGACATAGCTTTTCCAGTTGTTGTTGTGAAGAATATAATTTGCACCATATTGTAAGTTTCCTGTAGTGTTTGCATAAAGGCTTGTAGTTTCTAATGAACCACCAGAGGCAATGTGTTTAAATGCAATTGCATTTGAATTGCTTCCAAGTGCTGCATCATCATCGATTGCGTTAATGGTAAGCGTACTTTGTGTATTATTACCATCTCCCATTGTTAAATCTGCACCTGTTCCAAAATTGACATTACCTGTAAAAGTACTACCACCAAGTTTAGCATAAGTTGCATCGTGTGTGTGGTTACTTCTTGCAAAAGTATTTGCGGTTCCAAAATCACCTGTATTACCTGCAAAGTTTGTAATCATTACTGTGCCTAACACACCTTCTGTAACAACATCGTTTCCTGATAATCCACTAAAAGCTGTCTCATCTGATAATGTCACCATCCCTGTAGTAGATGTTGTTGCGTTTCTATAAGTGTTGTTGACAATACCAAATGATACTGTTTGACTACCCGTGTTAATCGCACTAACAATAATCCAGTCACCAGCTTCTAATGTAATGTTATCAGAAATATCGTAGTCGCCTTCATCACCAGGAGCGTTAACACCGCCTGTGTAAGTAGTACCTTGACTAATGTCACCTGTAGCTGATACTTGTAAGTAATCACCGATATCAATATTAGCTCTGTTAACATTGATTGCGTCTAATATTTGGTCTACTGTTTTAGTTGTTGATAAATCAATTGTTCCTTGAAATTGTAACCCACCCATTACTGCAACAGGTAATTGACTGACGGTTAATTGTGCATTTCCGTCTAAGGTTGCAAGACCATTTGCTGTACCATAAGCAGATTGAATTTTATCAAGAGCGCCTTCAACAGTAGTTTTTCCGTTAAAGAATCCAGTTGCTGGGTCAGTATAGGTTGTTTGTGCTGCAGTTGTTTGCAAGTACTGCTGTTGCCAAGTACCTGAAATTTTTGCATAATATTTAGCGTTTTTCGCCATTTTTATTGACCTCCATTAAGGTATTTTTTCAACAGAACTTGAACAAGTCCTGAGTTGTTTTGAAAGTTATTTAAGAAAACATTAAACACTTGAATCAAGTAACGAAGGTCTGCAACAAGCTCTCTGTTTTCATCAACAAGTTCTTTGTTGGTTTCAATTGCTTCTACTAACTTTTGATTAAGTTCGTGTTTGATTTCACTAATTTCTTTATCTTTTGCACGAACTGCAGCAACTGCGTGTTGTAAATCTGTTAGTTGTTTAATAAGTTCTTCTTTTGTTAACTTTGTATAATCCATAAAATCCTCCTTTATTCTTCATATTCAATCCAAAAATTTCCATCTTGACCGTTACCTTCTGAAGGGGGAAATGTAGAAATAAAAGTTTGTCCTAAATCTTCCCAGTCTGTAATCGTAACATTATTTAATGAAATACTTTTAGAGTCTAAATTAGTGGCAAAGACATTGACCGGTGTTCCCGGTTCAACATCTCCCACTAAATTACTTAAACGATTGATTTGTGCAACAAGTAAGTCTCTTTCATAAACATAATCTCTTGCATTAAAAATTTCACCGTTTGTCCATCTTTTTAAGTTTGAGATAAAGCCCATTGTTTACCTCCTTATCGTGCGCGTCTATAGATTCTTACTTTAACATTTCTTGCGGTTCCAGAATCAGGGAAATTACCAAGAATAACACTTGATAAATTTCCAGTAACTTCATTTCCGTATCCACCTGTAAATCGAGAAATTTTAGAAAGTGAGTAAGTGGTTGAGTTGTCTTCACCAACTTCACCAGCCATTACACTACCTTCACCACGAACCATAAATGCAAATACATTTTGTTCACCAAGTGCACTATACACACTTGTAATGGAGCGTGAAATCGTAAACTCTGATTGAATGAAATGTAAAGAACCTTGTGTGACAATAGAACCTGACAAATCAAGTCCTGTTTCAATTGTTGTTCCGGTTGCTCCATATTCACCAACAGCAGAGTCTGTCGTTGCTGTTGCACTTGAACCTGTTAATTTTGAAATATTATAAATGTAGGAGTGTTGCCCAGCATCCGTATCTCCGTTGAGTTGGATATTAAACGCTGTGTTTGTATCCGCAGCATCTGCCATTGCATCCACAACAAATTTATAGTCATAATTTGCATTATCAAATGTCAACTCACCACTATCAATTGTAATAGTTGCACCACTCGCTTGGTCAACTTCTGTAACAAGTGTCCATTCATTTGCGTTTGTAATGCCATCAATTTGTGTTTGAATGTTTGAAGACACACCATCTAAGTAATCAAACTCTAAAGCTGTCACACCTGTTGCACGCAAATCTTTTGCATAATTTAAATCATCGACAACCCCTGTAAAACCATCTAAAGTATTTAACTCAGCGGAAGTTGAAGTTAACCCTGTCAATGCGTTCAGTTGTGCAGCAGTTGCAGTGACACCCATATCTGCTAAACTAGATACTAGCTTATAGTGGTCAGGAGAAGCAACGCCAGTTCCTACAAATAATTTTTTGGTATCTGTTTGAAATGCGAGTTCCCCTGCCTCTAAGTCAGCAGGTGGTGTACCGGTACCTCTTCTTAAAACTATTTTTTTATATTCAGTCGCCATATTTTCACCTCTTATCGACTTCTGGCGCGTTTCATCTTATAGGTAATGCCTAAAGATTCGAGCGTCCATTTTGATTTGGAATAATCTTCCATATATATTTTTGAATTGTATCCTTTTCCAGATAATTTAATTGTTTTGACTGCGGTAATCTTTTTACCGAAATCACTTGTACCAAATACCCAAGTACCAAGTCGATTGTTAAAGTCAATCTTCATATCTGCTTTTGCTTGGTCATAACTATCGATATTGTCTAAGTTAAGGGTTTGGTCTTCTGAAATCACCCAAGTTTTAAATGTGAGTTTGTCATCATAAGTTGTGTCATACACATCTGCACCTGAGGTGTAGTTAATAAAATCACCTTCAATTTGTATATCAATTTGCCCACCTTTGATTTGATAAGGGAGTAAAAACTCTGCAAATCCATCACCAATTGTAAGTGCTTTAACATCGTATTCGGTGTTTGAATCAAACTCTTTGACGGTGACTCTATCGATACGAAGATGATTAAAAGTTTCATCAACATCTCCTGGTGTTAAGAAAAAGTCAAAGCTAGAGAGTCTGTCATAACTGTTTGTATTAAAAGTTCCACCTAGTATTTCATCCTCAGAAACTTCTGCAAAACTTCCACCATCATAAGTTATAATGGTTTTAAATTGAATGTTTCCAATAGAAGGGTTTAAGTTGATATTAAAATCACCACCATCTAAAGAATCACTCGAAGGGATTGCAAAGCTGCCGCCATCATAAGTTGGATAATTTGTATTGTTAAAATCATACACAACACGATAGAAGTGGTTTGGTAAAACCCCAACATTATTTATCGTATGGATTTCATCACTTGCAATGTCTTCATTTTCTTCCATTGTATAATGTGCATCTTTGGTTTGATTGTACTCATTTTGAAGTGTGAAATCTAGTTTACTTTCTTTGTAGTTTTTAGGGTGGAAAGGATAGTTTTGGTTTAAGAAACTTGTCTCAAACTTTGCAACCACAACACCTGATAAATCGTGTGTTAGGCTGTAATCCACACCTACTTTGTAAATATTATAATTACCTGATATTTCAAAACGACTTGGATGTGTAATAAATTCTATCAAACCATCTTTGACTATCCATTTAAACACGCCATTAAAGTCATTCCAAGCACCATATTTATCTTGAACCCACGCTTTTTTGTCTGTATACCACCGTAATGTTATTCCGTAATTTGGAAAATTTAACCAGTATTGATTGTCAAATTGTATCCCAACAGCGTCTTTATCTTGTGGTACAATGTTACGAATGTTTCTATCCATAAAATCAATGTTATAAGATTCGTCTACCGCATACAAACTATTGAGCGCCACTACACCTTGTTTTGATAAAAAGAACAATTTATTTCGAATTGGTCGCACAGATTTTGGTGCAATGGTACCTACGGTTGAATTGATTGAAAAAGGTGCATAAGGATTGGTTGCAGTTAAAAGTCCTGAAGTTCCTTTGATACCCCAAGTAGATTCCTCTGTTTGAACGACGAGAATGTTCATATAAGGCGTTAAAGAAACAATCGGGTCATTGTTATCATTTGTAAAATCTAAATAGAATTTAGAGGGAAAATAGAACGGTTTATCAGGGAATGAATAAAACACCGAGTTTGGCATTTCTTCACTTCCATACACCATCAATTTATTAAAATGTTCAATGACTTGATTACAAGACCATATTGGGTGTGCACGGTCTCCTTGAAAAAATGTATAATCTGTAAGTTTTTCTTCAGTAATGGTGATATCTTTTGCGATATAATCAAACCTAATAGTGTCTTGGTTTACTTTATCATAATTAGCATCTAAACTGTCAATCTCAAGTTTGTAATTAAATCTAAAATCATAATTACCGGATAAGAGACCTTTTAATATTTTGACATTTAAAAGATTAACACCAAGTTGATTTTTAACTGCAAGTGTTGCAGATAAATTATCTACCTCAAATAATGTATAATTATAATTTGGATAAGCTTGTTCTAATGCAACAGTTTTATCTGTTGTTGAATTAAAAATATATCTTGAATTATAAAATGATTTTGCTTCATCATCTTTGTCTTTTTGAACAGAGTCTGTCAGTTGAAAAAACTGAGAATTAGTATGACTTGCTGACAAATAACTTGTTTGTGATTGTGCATTTGTCACATCAATACCTAATAATGTTGTTTTAAACTCAACATTATAGTGATTTCCTGTGGTAACATCATCAGGCACATCAATATAATATCGACCACCTTTTACAATTAAGTCCTTTCCTAACACATATGTTTTAATTGGATTGTCTGTTGTATGAGAGCTTGAGCTGTCGTGTCTGTAAAGAGTCATTGTAGTTTGTGGTTTATTGATAATGGCTAATACATTATCTCGTTGTGCACGAGACATTGGGAATGCGTTTTGTAATTCTGTGTAAGTTAAGTTTTTCCAAACAGAAGATTCATTGTCATAATATTCTAAAATTTTTGTAAAAGTTGAGGTCTCAGCACCTCTAGTCCATTTAACAGTAACTTGTATTGCACCTAATGGATTGTTTAAAATTTGATGACTTGCTTCAATATTTTCAACACCCGGAAGCGTTGCAGCCACACTTAAATTAAACAATAACAACTGACCTTGTTTTTTATTGATTTCATCTAAAGGACTGGCACCTGGAAAAGTAGTATCTGCTTTGTAAATAAGTGAAACATTATATCCATCAAAACTAGGTCCTGCAAGTATATCAGGAGTTTCTTCAATTTTCCATTCGAAAGTTTTATTTCTTGGGTCTTTTTGTATGTAATTATTTAAAACTGTACGAACTTCTCTATTTCTAGTTTCAATATCAATTTCTTCACCTAAGTTATCTTTTAATACAAATCCAAGACGCTTTCCTGCAGGTGTTTCTATAACATTAAGGTCACTAATGTCCATATCAATGTGTACATCTTTAGATTGAATATCAATATAACTAGCTTCTGTATTGACAAGTTGTGTTTCTCGACCGTAGTCTTTAGTCCAATTTACAAAGTCATCATATATAGAAGAACGATGTTTAGGACGCCAATCATATCTTGTTAAAGGAAGTGTCGTTACAGCACCTAATGCGCCAGCTGTCAGTGTTTGTTCCGCCAAATTTTGTAAAGTAAAAGCATCTAAATCATCTGCGTTGATAGATGCGTCTAAATCATCTAATACATTGTTTAAACTGCTGGAAGTAATATCTTTTGAATCAATGGTAGTAAATGAAAACTCTGTTGCACCAGGTCCTGAAGGACGGTATTGAATACTTTCTAAATTGACATCATAAATAAGACTGTCGTTTAAATCAAAATTAAAAGGTGTTTTTAATTCATTTTTTACATTATACGCTAAATTAAATTCTAAAGTTCCATCTTTTGCATATGGTAATTTTGGAACATTATTGTGTGAAAGTATGGTAATTAACGATTCACTTTCTTCTGGCAATACTTCCGTTGGCATTTCAACATTATCAAGTTTCTCATAATACAAGAAGTCGTAATCATCTTCCATTAAGTTGTGACCAGTCACAATAAGTTCTGAATAATTTGGGTCGTCTTTTGCAAACAAATATGCTTTTAAAACATTTTCTTCTTCCACAATATAAATTGGGTATTTTCCTGTAAAGATATACAATACATTCGCAATGTTTGCTGCACCCATTAGTCGTGTGTTTTGGAATCCTGTAAAGCCGGAACCAACGCTAAAATCTTCTTCTAAACCTAAATAACCCGCAAGTGTTTCAGGATAACTTAAAGTACTTACTGTGTTAAATTGTGTAAATTCTGTAAATGTACTTTCTGGAGAATTAAGTAATTGGTAATAAATCTTACCATCTACTGCTGTAATAATATATTTATCTAAAAACTCCCAGTATCCCTGTAGCTTACTTTGTGCAGTAACGGAAAGTCCTGCGCGAAACTTTTCATAAGTTCCGTAACGCTTTTCAATAAAACCAAACTCAGACAAAGATACATTTTCTGCATCACGCAAAAAGACGGCTCCTAAAGAATCGTCTGTGTCGACTGTTTTAAGTCCACCTTGAAATTGTTTGTGAACATCAATATAGCGTTGTGTTGTGTTAACATCGTAAGCATATCTAGCCATTAGTATTTATCCTCTTCTTCCATTGTCTCAACATTTTCATCAACAAGTGAATCGTCGACATACTTAACAACTGTTCCATCATTTTTACGCGTTACAACATATTCTTTATAAACAGTGGCCTTATTCCATTCTCCAGCAAAAGGTGCTTGAGTAAAATCTGTTAAGTACACATTTTCACCTAATTTATATTGAGAAAGTTCTGGGTTGTTATCTCCATCTACAAGGTATCCAGTTTTGATATTTAAAGAAGATTTAAATTGTCTTGCGTTAATTAAAAACTCTTGAAGTATGAGTTGTTTTTCTGTAATAGAAGATTCCTGACCCTTGACTGCAGAAACGACATAAGGAAGCATTACCCCAATCATAAATGTTCTAGATAAAGGATAGTCGGTATATGCACCAATTTCATCGTCTGCTAAATTTTGTGCATTTGTTCTTGATGGGTCAGCGTTTCCATAATAAAAACTGTCGGTATTATAACTTGCCGCACCACTAAATTGGTCAGACGGTGTAACACCAATATTTTCAACAACATCCATTGTAATATATGGAAACTTAGTAACAGGAGGAATTAAGTTGAAGTTTGCAATTGCTTTATTAAACCAGCGTGCGATTTCTTCAACGGTAAATGTATCGTCAACATCTTGGTTGACATAATTTGAAAAATCGTATATGTTCATATATACCTCCTTAAAAATAAAGGGGCACCTTCATCGGCACCCCTTCAGGTTTAATCCTCGTATAATTCTTCAGGCGTTAAAGCTTTTTGATTTTTTGAAAGTACCGCTCCTTTCATTAAGCGTTGTGCGTGGTCTGCAAATGGTTTTGGCACTTTTATCTTTTGTCCAATTGGTATCATTATTGATACTCCGTTCACTGAAAAGTGAAGCGGGTCACCAAATGCTGCACGATATACTTCGGGAATTAAAATGTCTACTTTTTCCTCTTTAGCGAACGCATTAAATGCAGTTTGCCAAGATTTTTCAATAACACCTTCAGGTGAAGCGGACTCTCTTAAAATGTCTGTATTTGTAATAACAGTTTCTTTTTTTGCCATAAGGTTATACCTCCTTTATTTTAATTTATCCTATTAGGATGTTACAACAGCTAATTGAAGGATGTCGCCAGCAACTGGAGCTGGAGCATCAACAGCAGCCAATGTTAGTAAGTCTTTAACTAGTAAAGAACCTAAAACTGCAGTTACACCAACTGTGAAAGTAGTGTCAGCAGCGATTGTTGCGTTTTGTACTAAAGCAAATGCTTGAGTTAATGTAGATTCGTAACCAACAACAACTGATTCAGCAGCACCACCAGCTTCTGAAAAGTTAACTTGAATTAAGCCAGTAACTCCTTCAGCGCCTTCAGGTGTAATTGTACCAGCAACGATTTGACTTCCTGCAACAGTTGGGTTAGACCAGTAGTTGACTACTGATTCTGGACGCAATACTTTTGCAGAGAAACCAGTGATTTTGTAACCAATTGATTGGCGTTGGTCGAGTGGGTCTTCGACACCAGCAGAACCTAAACCTTTGGTAATAACGCGAACATTTCCTTCGCCAGCTAATTTAGTAATTGCGTATGCTTCATCAGCAAGTACAATTGAGTCGTGTGCGTTACCGATAACTGGTGCGTTAAGAACTTCTTCAAAACGAATACCGAACATATCGATTGCAACACCATCCATTAAAGGTGCGTTAGTTTGTCCAAATTGCATATATTGTAACATTCTTTGGTCATCGAATAGTGCATACATAACTTCTGGTGATACTAATGCGATGTAGCGACCAGCTGCACCACGAACACCTGTAACAAAGTCTTTCTTGAATCCAAGAACGATTTTACGGAAGTCGTCAATTGAAGGACGGTCTTCAGCGCCATCTAAGTCAGCAAGTGCAGTTTTATCACCTGCAAAGTAGACAGAACCTTCGTTAACAAGTGTGTTACGAACGATTGCATCTAATGTTTCTTGAGCGATGTAACCGAGTTCAATTGTGTACTCGCGTCTTACATCGTCTAATTGTTGTAAGTCAACTAAGTCAGTGAAGTACATTACTTCCCCGTATTGTTTGATAACAGCAGTAATAGATTCTCCACTGATACCTTCTTTACCAGCAGGTGTTATCCCTTCAGTTAGTAAACCTAAGTTTGAAGCAACTTCTAATTTTTTAAAGCGTCTCCAGTTGATTGTATCACCGTAATTTTTTGGTAATGTTTTTTGAATTGCATACTTCGCATAGTGGAATTCCATTTGACGAAGCATTTTAAGTAACATCATATCGTAATATGCGTCAGGTTTGATTGTGACACCAGCTTGCGTATTGTAAGACGCTTGGTCGCCAGGTGCATAACCAACTAATTTGTCTTGAGCGATAGCCATAGTTTATTATCTCCTATTTAATAATTTTTTGTTCACGAAGAAACGCATCAATTTCTGCTTCCATTTGTGACACTTCGTCAGCAGGGGGTGCAGATTTTTGTGTGCCAGTTTGACCCACAGATGTTTGTCTTCGTTTTTTGGTTGTTTCGAGTTGTTGTTGTCTGCCTTGCTCGAGAGCAGTATCGTAATTTTTCGCACGATAAGCGAATTCAAGTAATGCTGGATTATCTAATATTGTAATCCCATTTGCTTGTGCATAATCGAATAACTCGACCATTTGCTTTTCTGTAAGGTTATATTTATCTGACACCTTTTGTGCTTCGTAGTTAAATACTTCTTTTCTACGGTTTAATTTTATTTCTTCAACTTCTTTTTGAAGTTCTTGCATTTTTTGGTATTGCTCAGGCGTCATACCTTCTTTTTCGGCTTGTTTTTTATTAGCCTCATCACGATAACGCTGGACTAACTCATCTTTACTAAGGCCGTACTGCGCAGCTAGGTCTGAAAGAAATTTGTCAGATTCAGCGAGTTTATCGCGTTCTTCTCTGAGTTGCTTAAACGCTTCATTGCGTTTGTGCTCGTCAGGGTCGTTAACAGCGGGTTCTTCTTCTTCGTAATCTTCGTCAACATCGTCGTCTTCTACGATTTCTTCTGGGTCATAGACCTCAGGCTCTTGCTCCTGTGCTTCAGGTGCTTCTTCGGTGACTTCTTCTACTGAAGCGGTTTCCTCCGTGTTAAACTCCGCGTCTAGTTCTTTTTCTAGCGCGTCAAAATCTATTCCTTGTTTTTGCATTTTTTCTCCTCCGTCTTGAGAACTTTAGGGTGACGACTTCCTAAAGGTTAGGGAAATATCTACTCGATTTTATGTTGGTTGGACCCAACACTTCCCGTCATCACCCTTATTATTCTCAATTCTTTTTTATTTTACTAATATTTTATAAACCTTGTTGGCGTTTTTGTACATCACCAAGTTTTTGTTGCTGTGGATTTAACACATTGTAAACAATTTCGGCAACCATTTGTGGGTCATACCCATTATCAAGTGCTTGCACAACTTCTTGTACAACAGCAGCAGCTGTGTCATAAGATTTTTGTTGTTTATCTTGAGCGATTCTTTCTAATATCACATCTCTATTTGGTGGATTGAAAGTTTTCACCATATCTTCTGCGCTTACAATTGCAACATCTGGAGAGTATTGTAATTGCCACTCTGATAACATTTGCATTGTTTGTTTTCTAGAAGTATCTGTGTGACGAATCTTTTTAACGATATCTAAGCTAAAATCCCAAGCTAATTCTGCAAATTCTTCTGCTTTGAATGGTATGTATTCGAATTCTGCATCCGAATTCGGATTTGTGTCACGCATACGCATAACACGGTCATCGGTATAATACTCAATTGCATTATGTAAGAGAAGATAACTAAGTTTTTCAATAAACTGCTCAAATAAAGTATATTCATCTTGGTCTCCAATAAGTGCCCGCTCAATCATTGAGTTGACACCGCCAGTTGTTTGAACTGAGCGTGAGCTTGCGCCGGTTGCGAAGTCTGTCATTCCTGTAAAGTCTTCAATATCATTCTTTAAGAAATCAATATATGCAAGAAGTGTTTGTGGTATATCTGCAACATCCACATTACGAATGACATTCGCTAAGTCTGGTGATTTGGATAAATACACAAGACCAAACGCGTTACCATATTTAGAAATAATACGAGGGTCAATGCCTGCACCTTCAAACACAATCTTTTGTGGGTTTTGATAAAGCGTTGCAAGAGTTCCGATGATGGATTGTACTTTATTTATCATCTTCACATTCGGTAAAATAAGTTGTGCGTCACTAATTCCCCAGAAATCTTGGCGTGTTTTGTGTTGACGCAAGATAATAAATGGAAATAAGTTTGGTTGGATGCCTTCTACCTTTTTAACAATGACACCATCTGCAATTGTTGTCACATCAATGCGGAATCCACCATCATCTTCGACAACTTTTTCATAAAATGTAATTAAATCAACAATATGGTCTTGATAACTTGAGTAATCGCGGTTTTGATAGATTTCTCCGCGGTCTTGCTCACTTTGCATACCGTATGCCGTAATTTTTCGCTTTTCTTTAAACTCTTTTTTGAATTTTTTATCAATAGAAGGGTCTGCAAGCAGTTGTTCTTTCGTGGTACGCACAAAAGTTCCACAATACATTGCCTCTTCTATGTCAAATGCTGCTGGGTCGACAAAAAATGTTGATGGTTCTATCTCTTTAACAAGTATTTCACCTTGAAAAAGGTGTCCTCTTGTACCACCAATGTAGTTTTCATCCCATCCGACATATAAAATACCCGTTCCGAGTAGTCTTGAAGTACGAATTGCGTCTAAAAGTTGGTATTTAACATTAAGTTTGTCCCATAACTGCTCGTAAAAGCGTTGTAACATCCAAATTTGTGGTTCATTTTCTGGTGCGAGCGGTTTAAGCTCGCCCATATAGTCCTCTAAAATAAGAGAACCTGTTTTATAGCGCTTGACTTTACTGATATAGTTAGAACTTGGTCGTGGAATCCAAGAAGGCATTACACCTTTTTGTGTCCACTGCTCACCTCTGTCAAAAGCATCTAACTCTATCCATAAATTGTCTTTGCGCTGGCGTCTAAAATCAATGGCGTCTCTCGACTTTTGCCAAATATCTTTAGCGTCCACCAACACCACCTCCTGCTGGAGGCATCATAGATGCGAAATCTTTTGTTGCAGCTTTTTGAGGCTGCGCTTGTTGTGGTTGTCCTTGTTGAGGAACAAGGTCTTGCATTTTTATAACAATTGGATTTTTTTGAATTGCGTCTGTATCTTTATTTGCGACTGCTTGCGCGAGTGCATCTAAGTCGATTGCAAATTGTTGTTTTTCTGCAGGTGTTGGGAATAATTCCATCACACCCATTTTTTCCAGACCAACAAGAAGTCTTTGTTTAATAGACTCTTTATCATCGCCTGTAGGTAATCCTAATTCTTCAAATTGTTGTGTTGTTGCGCCTATTTGCTCAACAAAAGGTTGTGCTTTTTTTGGTAGTTCTATCATTTCTTCACCTTCCTAGAAGGAGCATTCTTCGTGCTCTTTGGTTTACTCATATTTGCTTTGTATGGCTTTGCTGCCGATTTCCCCTTTGGGTAGCCGATTCCTTTTGGCATTACTTACTCACCTTCTTCGCGGTTTTCGCGGAATTTTTAAAATCCTTTGCAGTTGGTGCGCCTTTACTTCCTGGCTTACGCATCTTCTCACCACTGCCTGCGGCGATGCGTTTTCTCTTTGCGTGTATATTCGCGTATAGTCCTTCTTTTGCCATTACCATTTCACCTTATCTGCCCAGTAAGCTGCACTCATCTTACCTTTTGCGATATTCTTCGCGTGGCGTGCCTTAAATGATTTTTGTCGTGCAGTTGGTTTTTTATCACCACTCACACCTTGCTGACCAAAACGAATCGTCTTGGTTTTTTCGCCTTCTTTTGCCACTACGATGTGTGACTTCTTTGGGTGGCTTGGTGTTCGCTTTGGTTTGTTATAACCTGATACACCGGCCGCCTTTAATTTAGGGTCTTTCTCTGCCATTACTTGAGCTCCCTCGGGAGACCGAAGTCCCGATTTAAATCTTCTGGAAAAAGCTCGACGGTCCTAATTTTTTGCTTTGGCTCTTCCGGAGTCTCCATTTCATTTACTTTATTATTAAACTCATCCATCATTCTATCGAGTTCTGCAACTTTTGCTTCGTAGTCTTCTTTTTTCGATATCTTTGTGTAGACACTAAACTTGGTCGCCACTGCAAATCCAAATAAGAAGCTAAAGAAAGATAAGACCGATGCAGATGCTATAATAAATATAAGTTCCCAGTTCATTCGAACAACCCCCTAATTGCTTTTGCAATCTCGTGGTCTTCAGTTTCAACTGACACACCATCGAAGTAACCTAAGGACATTACCCCTAGAATTGACTTTGCGTCAACGGTGATTCTACCTCTGTGTAAATAGACCTCGTGTTTTGATTGGTGTGCAAGGTCAACGAGTTCACTTGCGATTCCTGCGTGTAAATATTTCATTATTCTCCTCCATAGTCTTGGTACCAATCCATCTCCACATCCACATTATCTCTTAGTTCCCAAGGCAAGTTGTCCTGGCGGGAAACCGAAAATTTTTCGCCGGCTGTGAAGTACACTTCGTTGACGACTTTGTCTGGGTCGTCTGGAAGCTCTTGGATAATATAACGCATCGCATCCATCGCGTGGTTATTGGCATCGACTGGCTTTTCGCCTCTATTTTTATCTTGGTCAAGCTCGGTTGGTTTGTACTTGTACTCACGCAACTCTCTAATGAGATTGACACAGTTTGAATGTATTTTTAATTTATTTAAACTAAAGTAGGTAAATACTTTCATCAAACCTGACTCTAGTTTGTTGTTACCTGGTTTAAAGAAGATGCCGTACTCTTGGTAGTGACCGAAGTAACTACGAAAGTCTGCCCCTCTGTTTTGCCCCTTCGGGTCAGCCACTGGCATTCCGCGTATCATTCCGTGCGGCACTTTACTCATCATCTCAATCATTTTTTTCGCGTGGTGGTGAACAGGTTTCTCTGATTCGAAGTGCTCGTCGTAGATGTGCACCACTCCTTCCACTGGGTCAACCGCGGCTCCTAACATAACGGTTGGGTCGCGAAGACCGAAGTCCACACCGAAAATGCGTTTCCAGTTCGGCGGGATGAGAAATGGGTCAACAATGTGTTCGACCCCCATCGGATAAACTAAGCCCTCTGCGTAGTCGAAACTTCCGTAGAGGTAACGCTGCACCCACCAGTCTGGTTTGCCTCGTCCGATTCGCGCCTGGAAGTCCTTATCTAAATAAGTATTCTGAAACGAACTGTGGAGGTGGACTGACATAAACGGGTTGAAGTTGGTGTCTCTTGGGTAGAACCGTGGACTGTACACTTTGTCTGCTTTGTGCAGAATCTCAGTTCGAATCCACCCCGAGTCCGGGTTACTACAAATAATTCCTAAGAGCTTATTGCGTTTTCCTGTAATCGCTTTGGTGTTACGCGTTCGGGCCGTGAGCTCACTGAACACATCGTATTTGGTGTTCGATGCTTCTTCCATATAAAACGCGGTTAAGTTCAAAGACCGAATCTTGTCGGCGTTGTCAGAAGGTAGAAGTAAAATTTCGTGTCCGTTTTTTAAAATCAACTTCTCGCTCCCCTTGCTTTTCACTTCTGTTTCAATAAAAGTGTGGGGGAGGTAGTCCATCAGTTCCTTGTAACTTGTCTCTCTTAACATTTGCATTGTAGGCGCTAACATTGCTGAGCGTCCGTTTGGAACCGATAACATATGGTGAATCAGCTCGTTAACGGCGGTTGTGGTTTTTCCTGAACCGTACGCTCCGAATATCGCTTTGAAGGTGTGTGTGTCTTGATGAAATTGTAATTGGTGGGGGAGGGGTTTGTAGTGAATGTAGGAAGCTGCACATAACTCGCAAATCGAATACTGTTTGCCTTCTACTTTCTCTAGTTTCCCTGCCTGACATACGGGACACTTCATTATATCCCTAGGGCGAAGCCGATAATCATTAACAAAAATGAACCGACATAATAATACATATTTGTAAAATCGCGCGGGTCTTTGGTCCGGCGTTGTGCAGATTCTGTAAACGGCATTACGAATATGCAATACATAAATAGTAGCGCACCGATGGTTGTTATTATCATAAGCATTCCTCCTGATTTGTTGTTATTTGTTTTAGTTTTTTTTACTACCCTGTGTGAGGGTTTGTTGTTAATATAATACAATACACCCCCGTGGAACACACGGGTGCGTTGTCAAGCCACCCCACGGGCAAAACGATGTAAGCGTTTTCATTTCACGATTGCATTTAAAACCCCACTTTATCGCAGTAAAGTAGTAAAGCACAATGTAAACGCTACCAAACGAATGGCCAAGTCAAACAAATGTAAACGCTTTCATTATAACAATTACTCGCCACCCTATTATACCATAAACGAATGGTCAAGTCAAGAGGTTGAAAGCGTTTTCACACATAATTTTACATTTGTGGAAATAACTAAATGTAAGCATTTTCATTAACAAACTATCACATCGCATAAGTGTGTTGTTTTCCCCTTGCTCTCAAAAACTTAGACACCTACACCTTGAAAAATGAAAAAAATCAACACACAGGCTATGTGTTGTTTATGTAATCGTATTCATTTACCTTGTTAACCAAATTATTATATTATATTATTTTAATACATTATTATATTATTATGTATCAATTTTTATTGTTTTTTAACTTTTACCTTACTAACTTATGAAAACCATTTTACCACAACGCCGAAAAAATAATTTGATGAAAGCGTTTTCAGCCTATTGCAATATCGGTTATTTTTTGGTATAATATATATGTAAGGTGGTTGAGAGCCTAACAACGCAACAAGTCGTATCGCATACGCAATAAGTCGTTGAAACGGCCTCACGACCCCTTCAAAAAAAAGTTTATCAAAACTATTGACTTGCTAATAGTTATATGGTATAATAATAATGTAGGCAGTCCCCTACACAAAAAATAGAAAAGAGAGGTATTATATGGACTACACACAATTTAATGGTATTACGCTAACAACCAATAAAGTTGGCGACAAAGTAGAGCAAAAGCAGAGCAGAGCCATCAAAACAGAGTTAGTTGACTTACTCATCACATACGCTAAATCTCAAAACATAGAGATTATGTATGCTGGCGAAAGTCCCGTTATGGTCTTTGATAACGGCTTAATCGTAGGGTTTGACTTCAACATTAAAGCCCTTAACACCGATTTATCAGTTCTGCCCGTAGCAAAGCCAAAAGCACCAAAGAAAGCCTCTAAGTAAGGCTTTCCCTTTGGGTTAAAGGCTTCATCACGATATGAAGCCCTTAATTGAAAGGTAGGTAAATATGACTATTTTTGAAATTGCTGTATCAATGGCCTTAACGCTATTTTGTTTCGTAGGTATGGCCTTAATCATAGATGAGATAAGAGCCTTGTTTCGTAAGAAGGTGTCTAAATGACCGAATACATAGGAATAGCCTTAGTAGGTCTTTCTATTATCGGCCTTGTGTGGCGTTCAGCGTTCCTTTATCGCAGAGCAAGGAAACAACGGCTTCACGACGCCCTCCAAGCGTGGGTTGATATGTTGGTTGATTTATACGACCACGAGGACAACGAGCCGAGAGCCTAACAAGGCTCTTTCTCTTACCTCACTGGTTGGGTCAAACAAACGAATGGTAAGGTAATCAAAAGTGTTGACTTTTTAATTATTATATGGTATAATATTTATAGAAAGTGAGGAAATTATGAAATTATATAAAATCAAAGCACCAAACGGTCAAATATCTAAAAAGTCTTTCTCTCGTGCGTTAGCATATCGCAAAGCCAAAGAGTTATCCAAAGCATACGGCAAAGAATACAAGCCTTTTATCTTTGTAAATGATGCGATTAACCACGACCACGACCTACTCAAAGAGGACGGCAAGTATTACACCATCACGCACTATCAAGAGGTATCATAGTGTTTCACTTAAACACTCGCCGTTTTGGCCGTGTAATGGAGTTGCTTATCGCCAAAGAGTTAGGCTTACAAGACAGCAAAACAAGTGAATACGACCTAACTGATGAGCAAGGCACACGCTACGAGGTCAAGTTTTCTCGTGCGTTCAAAAAGTATAACAAGCCTATCACAATGGAAAACTTAAAAGAAGCCGTTTTGTTAGACACAACGCCCCTTGCTTCCACGACCAAAGAAGCCTTTGACTGCAACATTCAACAAGTCAAGCCTAAACTCTTTGACTATCTTATTTATGGTATCGTTTTCACAGACACAACCTTTGTGTATAAAGTGCCTTCAAATGAGATAGAAAACC